GATAATAGAGGTATATTTAAAGCTGATGATGAAATAGGTTGGATGTTTAAAGAATTTCAAAAAATCCAAGAAGCCTTAAATGAATTTACACTAAGATAAAAATAAATGTCAAACAAAACCAAATATGCTCCTTTACCTCCTGTAGATACTACTGTAGATTTTGTTATAGGAGTAACTGATATTCCTAAACCTAAAAGAGGAAGAAAAAGAAATAAATCTAAAAAACAATATTTTACTCCTGATACTGATAGAGCTATAAAAGAATATTTAGCATCATCTAATCAAGAAGAAAGAGATCATATATTCTCTACAAGAATACATTATGCTTTTTATAAATTAGCAGAAAATCTTATACATACTTTTAAATTTTATTATACTGAAGTAGATGATTTAGAAGACTTAAAACATGAAGTTATTTGTTTTCTTTTAGAAAAATTAGATTACTTTAAACCTGAAAGAGGTTCTAAAGCTTTTAGTTATTTTTCTATTGTAGGTAAAAATTATCTTATTCTTTATAATAATAACAATTATAAAAAGAAAAAACAAAAAGTAGGACTCGAAGCAGCAGATGAAGATGATGGTGTTTTACGTTCTTTAGGAAGAGATGGACGTAAACAAGAAATAAAAGATTTTATAGATTACCTCACAGAATATATTGATAAACACATGTTTACAATGTTTAAAAAAGATAAAGATAGAAAAGTTTGTGATGCTATTAATATACTTTTTAAACGTAGAGAAAATTTGGAAATATTCAATAAAAAAGCACTTTACATTTATATTAGAGAAATAACTGATGTAGATACCCCTGTTATTACTAAAGTAACAAAAAAATTAAAATCAGTTTATAAAACATTATATATGGAGTTTGATGAAACAGGGTATGTAAAAATCTAAAAATTCCATATTTATAATAAAATGTATGGATTCATTAAATCAAATATTATTCGACGATAAATCTTTTGGAGATTTATTAAAAGAAATTCACGGCAACCAAAAGAAAAAAGCTAAACAATTAGCATCTTTAATTTCAGAATTAAAACCTTTAGTCCAATCTTTAGGTGATGCTACAGTTGTAGTTCCCTTAATTAAAGAATACATGGAAATTAGTGTTAAAAATGATGACCAACTAATTAAAATGGCAGCTATTGTACAACGTTTATCTACAAGTACTTCTTCTAATGGTGATAGTGGTTTATTAACTGAAGAAGAAATGAGTCAATTAATGGATGTTGCTGAAGAAATATCAAAAACAGTAGAAGAACCTAAAAAAATAGAAAACAAGCAAAATGATAACTAGATTAGAAGCAGTAAGGGTACAAGAAGTTATCTTAAATGATGAAACTAATCCAGATAGATATAAATCTTTAGGGGGCCCAGATGCTGTAGGAACTATATTATATACCAAATTTAGACAATCACTTCCTAAAGATAATTCAACTAATAAATTAAGTTTTGCAAAACCTTTATTTTCAAGTATAACACAATATCCTTTAGTTAATGAAATAGTTTATATATTAAGGGGTCCAAGTCCTTATTATTATGAGGGAGATAGAGATGAAATAGCTTATTATTTACCTGCTATAAAAATTCAAAATCATCCTTTACATAATGCTTTTCCTAAAGTTTTAAAAAGTGGTAAAGTAGCTTTATCTAATGAAGAAATAGAAGAAGGAGCATCTAACCCTAATGACCAAGAATCTACACTTACTTTAGGAGAATATTTTCAAGAATTAGAAAATATTAGACCTTTAAGACCTTATGAAGGAGATACTATTATAGAAGGAAGATATGGTAATTCTATAAGATTAGGAGCTACTACTTTTAACCAATTAAGTGACTTTAATAGATGGAGTAATGAAGGTGAAATAGGAAATCCTATTACTATAATTAGAAATGGCCAAAAAGAAGATGAACAAAAAGAATCTTTTGAACATATATTAGAAGACATAGATGGTGATCATTCAAGTATATATTTATGTTCTAATCAACAAATAACTAATTTTACACCTTCTTCTTTATATCAATTATCTTTTGGTGCTAATTTAGAATTACAAGAAAAAATAGAACCAGAACCTAATAATGAACCTATAACTGAAGATGTAGAAGAAGATATACCATTAGCTACACCACCACCTCTTCCTCCAGAACCAGAAGAAATACCAGAAGAAGAAGTACAAGAAGACATAGCAGATTATGATATATCACCTACTGAAGAACAAGTAATATTCCCTGGTGAAGATTTAGGGGATTTACCTGAAAATTACTCTAATACAGAGGGAATAGATGTAGAAAGACCGATGGGACCTCCAGGACCTCCTCCTTTACACGCAGATGCAGAAGAAACTATAAATGTTACAGAACAACAACAACTTCAAAGTAGTGGTCAAACTAAAGTAGAAAATAATCCTTATGGTTTTTATTATCAAAGAATGGGACCTCGAGGTAAAGTTACAGTTAAAGATAAAAATATGAATACAGTATATGAAGGTAGTGTTTCTTCAGGAACTCCTGGTGAATTAATAAATGAAGCAAAATCAGGATTATCAATATATTAATTATGGCGTTTAAATTAAAATCATATATTTTAAGCAGTACTGCAACAAAAAAAGGTATAGATAATACTCCAGGTGTTGATGTAGAATCAGATTCTAAATTGACTTCTGAATATATTATAGGTAATTTAGAAAAATTACATAATAAATGTATAGCTCCTATAATGAGTCATTTTAATAATTTACCTGGTAGTAGTGGTAATTCTATAGGGGTAACATCTGTTTATAGATCTAAAGCATTAAATGCAGCAGTAAATGGAGTAGAAAATTCTCAACATATACAAGGAATGGCTTGTGATTTAATTTACACTGAAGGATCTACATCTGAAATATATAATTGGGCTATAGCAAATTTACCTACATTTAATCAAATTATATGGGAGTTTCCAGAAAAAGGAGATTTTAATAGTGGTAATTTAAATTCATCATGGATACACATAGCATATAATGAAGACGATAATAAAAAAACAAAATCACTAGCTTCAGATAGAGAAGATTTACATGAATATTTTAGAACTCAAAATACAGAAAGAAGGGGACAGTATACTCATGGATTAGAAAATGAAGCAGACCAAACAATAGTATAATTATGGCATACATTCCTGAATCTCCAGACACATACCAAGGAAATCAAGTAATATTAAATTCAGATAGATTACTATTTAATGCAAAATCAGATAGTATTTTACTGTTTTCAGATAAAGCTATAGGTTTTAGTACAAATGGTAGTTTCCATTTTGATACAAGTCCTAATGAAGAAAGTAAATTTATTATAAATTCTCCTCAAATTTATTTAGGCTTAGAATTTGATGATACTCTTCCAACCCAACCAGCAGTATTAGGAGATGAATTAGGGGAATTATTAGAAGGTGTATTAGATTTAATAGATGATGTAATAGATGATATATGTACAAAAGTAACATATGTAGTAACACCTCCGGGTGGATTAACTGGTATGAATCCAGCTAATTTTTCTACTTTTCAATCAAGAAAAATAGAAATAGAAAGTCTAAAACAAGATATACAAGATATAATGAGTACAAACACAAAATTAGTATAAAATGTCTTCAGAAACAGTAAGAAATTTATTAAATAACACAGTAACTCGAGTTATAACAACGTCTAAACAACAAATAAAGGAACAAGGTAAAAAACAAGTTTTAAAGCTTAAACAACAAATACCTTCTCCTGCTGATCTTATAAATGAGTTAAAAGCAGATGTTTCAGAAACAAATTGTACAGGTAAAGGAAAAGAAAAATTTGATAATAAACATCAAAAAATTATTGATAAAATAGATAAACTTCAAAACGCAGTAGGTAAGGCTTTAGATAAATTATCAGCAGTAGAAGAAAAACTAAAAAAAATAACAGACCCTTCAGGAGTATTAGCTAAAATAAATCAATTAGCATCAGTTTTACAACCTATTACAGCTGTATTAGGTACCACTATAATAATAGCCAAAATATTAATAAAAGTAGCAGGTCACATACCTCTCCCTCCTAATGGAGCAGGAGTACCTCCGGGACCTATTATTTTAGCTAAAGATTTAGCAGATATAGCTGGAGGAAAAATAGCAGAATATTCGGCTTTAGTATTAAGTTTAACAATTATAGTACAACTTTATACTAATAAAATAAATAAAATATTAAATATTATTACAACTGCTGTAACTAAATTAAAAGCTTTAAAAGATCAACTAGATAAATTAGTATTATTAGCTCAATTTGCAAAAATGAATCATGAAAGTAAATGTGATGATTTATTAAATGATAGCACAGGGGCAACAGGAACAGGAACAGGAACCGGAACTGGTGATGGAAGTGGTAGTGGTAGTGGTGATGGTGATGGATTAGGTGTAAATACCATAGATGGAAATAATATACATTCTTTAAATGATGGTTTAAGCCTTGAAGATTTAACATCTTTAATTGAAGATAAATATGCTAATACATTAGCTAACTTACGTGCTCAAGGAGATACTAGAGCATTAGAAAGAATCTCAGTTTTACAAAAAGAAACTAAAGAATGGGTACTTAAATACAATATTAGTTTTAAAATAATTAATATTTAAAAAAAACTTATATTTATAACAAACAATAATTAATAATATGAAAGCAAAAACTTTTGAAAATCTAATTAGAAAAGAAGTTAGAGAAGAAATAGATTATACGTTACGCAGAGAAATTAAAACACTTAAAGAAGATTTAAGTGATGAATTAAAACCAACTATTATAGAACATAAAGAAAGAATAGTTGAAGTTCCTGAAATAGCAAAAAATTCTTTAAGAGAAAAAATTATGGGTAGTGCTCCTTTAAAATCAAAACCATTTAAACCTCAAAATTTTACAAACAATTCAGCTTTAAATGATTTATTAAATGAAACAGCACAAGGAGATACAAATACAGAATCAGGAAACGCCCCAGTAAGTTTAGCACAACCATTTGCTTCAGGTGCACCAATGTCTGTAGATACAACAGGTATGCCTGAATCAGTAGCAAATGCAGTAACAAGAGATTACAGTGGTTTAATGAAAGCAATAAATAAAAAGAAAAAATAATACATGCCTCTAATACAAGGAATAAGAAAAGACCCAAGAGATCTTAATAATAATATTAAGATAGGGGTAGCTTTTCCTTTAGATGAAAATAATGTATTTAGTAGTACCGAAACTCTTATAGATCAAGCAAAATCAAATCTTATAAATTTATTATTAACTGTTCCTGGTGAGAGGGTAAATTTACCCAATTTTGGTGTAGGAATAAAAAATTTATTATTTGAACAAAATATTAATTTAGAAAGTTTAAGACAAAAAATAATAACACAAGCAGATTTTTACGTACCTAATATACAAGTATTTGACGTAAGAACATCATTATCTACAGATCAAAGAACATTATTTGTAGCAGTAACGTATAGATCTTTATTAGATAATTCAGTAGATGCAATTCAATTAAATTTTAACGAGTAATGGCTTATAATAAAGTATCAAATAAAAATCAAGATAAAGAAGTTAAATACTTAAGTAAAGACTATAATAGCTTTAAAAGTAGATTAGTAGAATTTACTCAAACTTATTTTCCTAATAATTTTAATGATTTTAGTGAAGGTAATCCAGGAATGATGTTTCTAGAAATGG